TCTTGTACTTCTTGGAGTAGATAAATCTCAGATGTTGTTTTGATTCCAACAATATTATCAACTTGAGAATATACAACTTGTGTCGTAGAACTTGCGGTGTCCTTGACAGAAACCTTCAAAGTTGAAGTATCAACGAATGGATTTGGAATAATGAATCTTTGATTTGACTGAGAAGTGTCAACAATAAATTCTTTGGTTAAGAACGTTCCCTGTTTAATATCAACGGTGAAAAATGCAATTCCATCAACAACTGGTGATGTTACATCCTCTGGAACTACGAACGTATAGTTGGTATTTGCGAAATCTCCAAGGGCCACAAGACCCGCCTTGAGGGTTACAGAGGTCTTTGTGGATGAACTACCCAGATCAACACTAAAACTGATATTTGCAGATGCAGCTCTTCTAGAAGAGGGGACATACCCAATATTTCTAGCTAATGCAACTACGTTTTCTCTCAATGTTGCACTATCAATGAACGCCTCATTGGCGACCATGTTTGCATTATAGTTCGTAATATACGAATTGTACGCTAGAGTGTCAACTAAAATCGATAAGTTAGAACCTTCAAAGTCAAAATCAGTAAAATTAGAGTTTGACCTCAAATATTCGCGTAAAGCCGCTTTAATTTGTTCAAAATCTAGGTTTGTATATTGAGTAAACGCCATTATTCCCTAGTTGGTTGAAGAATGAATGTGACTTCTTGTGTTGGTAACGGTAATCCGATGATGTCGTAGGTGATTTCTACCACAATTTCATTAGTATCGGGTGGATGAGATGCAAAAACCGATGTTAATCTAACTCTTGGTTCAAAGTTTTTGATAGAAGTCTCAATTTCAACCTCTAATCTTGTCAAAATTTCTTGATCAGCTGGTTCAAAGAAGCTATTTCTAACTTCAGAACCAATCAAAGAGTTAAAAGGTCTCTCAGTATTGATCGTTTCAACAAGATTTCGGACAGATCTCTTGATTGCATCCTCATTTGTGAGTGCAACTATGTCATTAGTCACAGGATGCCTTCGAAAAGACAACGAAATGTCTTTAAATCGACGTGATGTACGGACGACAGGCATCTAACGATACAATTTTTCTGCTATATTTATACTACTCATGCCAACGTTCAACAAAATCATCAAAACCACCAGCACCTCCACATGGTCTTGACATTCTATCTTCGGGAATTTGATACTTTTGGTCATGAGCCTTCTTCAAAAGTGCGTCTGATGACCTTTGAGTAATCAACCTCATCCCTTTTTGGATGAAATCTTTACCTAAGTCTACTGGATTTTGAGCCATTTTTCTGTCTTTATAGGAAAAACAGAACTTTTTAAGGGGTTTCTATCCCTAGTCAGCGTTTATACAACGTGGATCACAAGGATTTTGTCCGCAATTTGGACAAATTTTACTTTCTTCAGGTGTTTTCCAAAAATAATCGTCGGTATCACCTAATCTTCCCCATCTTACACCATTCTCAACCTGATAGTATTTGGTAGAAACCTTAAAATCAGGTGTTTTTGGTGTTTCTGGAGTGATCGAAAGGTCAAAAATACGCATTCTATTGTTTGGATAGAGTGCAAATTGACCATTTTCAAGTTCAATGCAGTTATGAGACTTGTGTTCGTCGGGAATTTCACTCACGTTACAGTTAGTTATGTCCACATCGGGATGGAAATTATCCAATGTAAACAAATATTCACCAGAAATAGCTCCATAGTTTCTTGTATGACATACAAAGTCCATAGAACCAATGAATTGTTTCTCAATACACCTAACACCATAGTCCATACAGTTCCAAAACTGTAGATTAGGAAGGTCTAGATCGGGGTCAGGCGTCTCTGGGCGGGACACAAATGCACTGATAGGGAGTTTATCATACATTGCTGCGTATTCTGGTAAATACGTCTCAAAATAAAATGCGCGCCCAGGTATCGACTTAGCCGACACCCAGACGCCTTCTACAAACTCGCCATGACCATCCTGTAGATCTCTAAGGTATTCTTTACGAACCCAGACTTTCTGTGGAGGGAGATTGACGACTAGTTGACTCATTTTTTCTTTCTCTTTGGTTTATTCTTTTTTGGTAGAGTCCTTTTATCAATATAGGACTTACCATTTTTATGAATGTACCTAGGAGCCATTAGAGTTCCTCTTCAGCATCCGTTTGAATGACAAGATCACTAGTTGGATAAGCCACGCAAAGGAGTGCGTAACCGGCTTCAATTTGTTCATCATCCAAAAAGGTTTGATCTTCGTTGTCCACAGTCCCTTCAAGGATCTTGCCGGCGCAAGAAGAACATGCACCAGCACGGCAACTATATGGAAGATCAACTCCTTGTTCTTCTGCTGCGTCAAGAATGTAAGTGTCTTCATCACAGGTGATGGTTGTGGTTCCTTCTGGAGTGCGAAGTTCGATGTTATAACTCATTTTCCTTGACCTCGGTAACGCTTACGTGCTTTGTTTCGTGAAGTTGCGGCATATTTAGTATGTTGACCGCAACCCTGTCGAGTATTTTTTGGTTTTGATTGAATAATCGTTTTCCCTGTTAGGGATGCTTTCAGTTTAGCCATTCTCAGGAATTCTTTCTAAAGTGATGGTAGACGGATTTGGTGAACCCGTGTCAAAATATTGTACTGAGAGGTCCATAATCATGTCAAGGGCTTCGTCCTCACTACCCGAGAAGACTTCGCGCCCTTCGACACAAACTCTATAAACCTCAGATGACTCTGGTCTTTTCATGCCCAACACGAATTCGAGGGTCGCACCAGATCTCCATGCCTGCTTTCTTTGCATCGAGACAAAAACTGACATCCTCACCACACATGTCCTGAACCTCACCAGATTCGAAGACTTGCATCTGAGGTGCAAACCATGGATACTCCAAGTTCTCAAAGACGCCTTTCTGAATCAGAACCCATCCGAAACCTGTGTAGTCCACAGTGAATGGTTTCCGACGCTTACTCATCGTCTCCACAGTCTCATGGTTCATCACACCTTTGTTGGCTTTGAACTCTTCTTCTTCGAGCCAGTGAGCAACGGAAGTTGTGTGACCATCTTCAGTTGCATACCATCCACATGCAATCTCACGTTCCATCCCCAACTGATAAAGTCTGAAGAAACTTTCAGTGTTGAAGACGATATCATTATCAATCCACAACTGATAGTCATACTCAAGTTTACCGTCCCATGGAATTTGATTCTTTCCACGCAACACATTCGCTCCAAGTACCTTGCATCGTGCAAAGTTCACCATGGAACTATAGTCCTGTGAGATTTGAATGCTTGCACCAACTTGTACAAGATCAAAACACAGTTGTACAAAACTCTTTAGAAACGTATAAGAACATCCACGGCCTGGAAGACAAAATACAATCTTCTTACCACGAATATGTTCCCTACATGCTTCGATATCAAAATCATCTGCAGGCGCGGTCGGAGCTGCAGCCTGTACTCTAAATCCCTTTGCCATGAAAAATTCTCAGTGGTTTAATGAAATCATACAACGTATATAGGAGCTTTGTCAATAACTCCCTTCAGTGTCTTTTGACAATTCTAACGGTACTATCTCATCCTCTCCAATGTTTACTTTCTTGGAGATTATGAGATCCTCCAGTTGATCTACTGTCAGACTATGCGCTTTAACTTCCTTTCCCTCATAGACATGAAAAATTAAGTCATTCATAGTTCCTTTGAGACTTACGGAGTTACTTATGCGACCTCTGGGCGACTTTGTGGCCCACGGAAATTTTTTCTTTTGGATGGATTTGAAAACCCCTTTGAGGGCCACGGAAAACCTTGAAGTCTTATAAAGACCTCGTGGACGCATACTTTTATAGATTGGAGGGACCCAGCGTTTTTAGTTAAGGGTAGGGGGTATAGGGGGGGATCAACCCCCCACACTGGCTCAACCGCTGGTCTTGAAGTAGGCTGCACGGTTGCCCTCTACCGTGAGGTCACGGGAGGAGGTGGCGTGCCCAGCGTATGCCTGCCCGCGGCGGTTGGTGTTGGTACGGGGGCCCTTGGTCATGGAGAACACCAGCTCGCTCTTCTTCGCCTTACGGGTGGGGAGCACGGTCACCTTCACAGTCTTACCAGCGGCGTTGAGGTCGGCGGCGATGGCGGTGAGGTTGTCGATGGAGGAGGTCATGTCCTTGGTGTGGTTGATGTGGCTATTGTAGGGACGAACGGGGAGGAGGGCAAGGCCCTCAGGCGATATCCAGGAAGGCATCGGGGTGAACCCAGACGACCTCACAGACCTCCTCCTCGCCTGCTTGGAGATAGTCCTGCCACTCCTCATAGATGGCGATGGCGTTGGCATCATCCCCTGCATCCAGAGCGGCATTGATGAGACTGTCGGCCCACTCCATGTTGCCATCCATGAGTTCGGCGCGTTGAGTGTCGGTCATGTCGTTGGTGGTTGACTTGGCTAGTATAGGGCCTGAGGCGCCCTCAGGCAAGGCGCATCCCAGAACGGAACGGAACCGTGAAGTGCTCAGTGCCGTTCCAGAGGCGGCAGAACCATTCCCACTTGTGCTGGAAGATGCCCTCGCCAGGCAGACCGTGTTGTGAGAGAATCGCGTTTAGGCGGGACTTGGTG